AGTAGGAGCAGCAAGGGCGGGAGCACCGCCCACAACACCAGCGGTCATATGGGTATAACGCTCAATGGTAGGGTCCTCTTGCGCAGCGTCAACAAGAAGTGCTTCATCCGCAGTCAGATGGCGAACTGCCTTGAACTGCACCTTGATGGTCTCAACCTTGCGGTCATAGCTGACGCGTGTAACTACCGTATCCATACCTTCGCCATTGGCGAGGAGGAACTTCTTGTAGCCCTCGAAGCCATAGACGTTACCATCGTTCTCCGCGAAGAGCGAAGCGCCCGGAAGGGCAATCTGGTATACATCACCCGATGGGTCACCAGCGATAAGCACAGCAATACGGCGCTTATAACGGCAAGCCTTACCTTGGCCGTTGGTGCCGGAGCCTTTCACGTTATTGGGGCACTCCCTACAGGAGCTAGCTTGTGGCTTCTTAGAACCGGAGTCAGGCTTATCACCGTTGTTTGACCAGCAATCAGGTAATGCACCCTTGGCGTTCTTGTCATACGCACCTTCGTAGAACTCACGCGAAGGCTCATTCAACCAGTCAGCGATGATGACTTCCAACTGCTGATCGACTTCACGGCCAATCTCTTCGCCGCCAACAACCCGCTTAAAGCTACGTCCGTTGCTGAGTTTGATACGGCGCACGGTTGAACCGCCGCCACCCATACGATCCATACGGCGCGACTCACGCCGTACAGTGGGTAGATTGCTCTGGTCTTCAAAAATTGTAATGTTGCTCATTGTCTTTCTCACTTTTCTGTGGGTTTACGGACTTGGATTACATACTTGTTATCAATCTGAAGACCGATAGGGAGGACGTCCGGATTTTCCTCCATGAACTGCTTCATGTTACCGTTATGAATACGCTTCTCAAGTACAAAAGGCGCATCATGTTCAGCGATGAACTGGTACATACGTTCCCAGTCCGTAGTCCAATAGCGGGTCTGAACACGGCGGGACAAAGTGCCCGAAGGTGTCTTAACGCTATCAAGGTTTTGCTCGTTACAAAACTTAAGAAGCTCGGATGATACAAGCTCCAGCTTCTCTTTGAGGCCAGACACACGGGCTTCGTGCGCCTCTTCCTCTGCCGTTACCGCAGCGCGTATCTTTCGATACGCAGCCACGAGGGTTTCAATAGGTACAGTTTCTTCCATGGTTTGCTCCTTGCTCGGCTATTGCCGTAGTCTTGTTCTAGACCCTGTACTATACAGTGTCAAGCTCCTTGAGATATTTTTCATCAATGTGCATCGTCCTAGAGTGGGGCGTTTCAACGAATGGTTTGCATAGGTAGTCATGGCCGTGTCTGTTGTATGAAACCACATCCACTACCGTGAAACCCTCAGGGTAGGTCAGGGCGTATGACCCCTTAGTGCAGCCAGTGGCTCTTAAGTGCAGCCTATCTTTTACCGTAACACGGTCACCCACCTTAAAATTAAATACTGGGGGGCGCTCGAACATTGTAGTCTCAGTCATTTTATTCCTCCGTTATCTGTCTATATAAATCAATGATACGTTTGTGGTTGTCGATGTTACCGCGAAGCATTTTGTACAGGCGGTCTTCTACCTCGCTGCCTTTGATATGCACGATGGTCATCGCGTTCTTCTGCCCCGTACGATCAATACGTGCGTTGGCTTGAAGGTAGGTTTCCACGCTAGTGGTAGGCGCGTACCAGATAATGGTATCTGCTGCCGTTAGGGTTAAGCCATGGCTCGCTGCCTTGGGCTGGATGAGGAGGACACGGGGGTTCGGGTCTGTCTGGAAGCGATGCACAATATCTGTGCGCTTGTTAACCGGAACCTTACCGTTGATAACGTCGCAGGTAATCTTCTCCTTCTCCATCAAAGCGCGTAATAGCTCAATGGTATGGGTGAACGGCACGAATACCAGCACCTTGTTGCTGGCTTCTTCAATCACCTCCAGTACCACGTTAAGGCGGTTGGACACATCGAACTCTAGGACTTCCCCAGTATCCGTATACACCGCACCTCCGCTTATCTGGAGTAGCTTGTTGAGTTTGGTCGCTGCGTTGATCGCGCTGACCTCTTCGCCTTGGGCCTCAAATAACATCTGGTTTTTAAGCTGGGCGTAGAACTTGCGCTGCTGCGGGGTGAGCGGCGCTTCACGTTCAATGTGGGTTACAGATGGTAGGTCCAGACAATCTTTCTTCTCGAACCGGATGGCCGGTTGCAGAACTTTATGGACGATAGCGTCCGCACTGGGCCTCGGTGCCCATTTGAACTGGGTCACCTTCATCATCACGCTGTCGCGGAACGCGCCATAATACTTCGGACATCCCTTCCCTCCTGCCAGACGAGCCAACCCATAAGCATCGATAGGGCTTTGTGCTGCTGGCGTACCAGTAAGCATCCACATCCGGGGATTAATTTCACGCACAATCCGGTCGAGTATTTTCCAGCGGTTAGTCGTGGGGTTCTTGTACGCATTGGCTTCATCGATCACGATCAGGTCGAAGCCACCATTGACGATGGCATCCTTGACTACGGCCACGCCATCGAAGTTTATGATAACAAAGTCGGAGCCAGCGTTGATAATCTTCTCACGCTGCTTAGCTGCCCCATGTGCAACGCTACACGAACGGTGCATGGCAAACTTAAACAGGTCTTGCTGCCACGCTGACTTCATGATTGACAACGGGCAAAGAACGAGGACGCGCTTCACCAAGCCCTTCTTCATGAGGTAGTCTGCTGCCCAGATGACGCTGGCTGTCTTACCTGTACCCTGTTCGTTGAAGCAGAAGGCGCGTCTGCGCAGCGACAAGAACGAGGATGTGGTCTTCTGGTGGTCAAACGGCTTGAACTTACCCGTCCAGTCGTAAGACTTTAGGATAGGCGAGGGGGTATCCTCGAAGCCAAGGTCCGTTAGTATCTCAGCTTCATTGTGCCCCCATTTGACAAGGACGCCTTCTTGCACCTCGGTGCTTTGGTGGATGTTGTCCGTTATGACAGACGGGTCCTGAGCGTTGACGAGCAACGCCTTATTCTCAATAATTTCCACAGTTTGCTCCTTGCGGGATTACTTCTTCTTACGTTCCCGTGTACTGGTTTCTGACACTAGGTTGCGCTTGCTGTCGCGCTTGAATGAGCGGTTGGATGATGCGCTTTCTACGCGCAGTCCGGTCTTATTATTACCACCCTTATCGAATGCTTTAACGTGGGCAACGTCTTTACCATCGCCCTTGCTGACTTTGCCAGCCTTCATCATCTTGGCACGGGCTGCGTTGCGCGCAGCGCGGTTCTTCTTCTGCACTGTCGTGCCTTGGTACTTCGCGTACTCTGCCTTATAATCTCTGGCCATCACCGCCTCCGTGGGGGTTTATAATGCTCACAACTTACCACAGGACACCACCCACATAAAGGGCTTGTCTTGGCATTCCATACGCCGTTGCCGATGGCAGCATCCAACTGGTCTAGCTGCTCGTCGAACACGGAGAAGTATTGATCCTGCTTCTCACGTAGGTGTACCTTCTTAGGAAACTCGTTACTAACAACATACGCTAACGCTGACTTGATCTTCTGCACCTCTGGATAGTGTACGAAGATAGCACCAGCCATAAGGTCAAGCTGCTTCATGTCTGCATACTTGGCGTTCTTACCTGTCTTGTAGTCGATCATAAAAGCTACATCGTTATCCACGATGAGCAAATCGACGATACCACGCCACCATACGTCCTTCGCAAAGAAGGTAGTAGGCTCGTAGCCAGCATCCGTCTTCCTGACACCTAGCCGTAACTCGGTATGCTTCGTACCTTCCTTAGCAGCCAGCGGCTCCACGATGGGTCGCATGTAGGCAAACTTCTCTGGGATAGGTGTGCCGTGCTTAACGTAATGCTCGGCAGCTTCATGGACTGCGGTCCCATAGTCAGCAGCTTCCCCCGGAATATCCTTGACGTCCTTTACCACCTTAAGGTGATAATACTTCTTCGGACATTGGTCGAAGGTCTTGATGCTGCTATAGGACCACGCTGTCATGTTACCTGATTTTCCCTTGGATACGATCAGCCACTAATGTAGCATATCCCGCTATATCAAGCCAGCTATCTCTGTGTTGGGAGTTACCGGTGATGATACGCGCAATCTTACTCGCTATCATATCAAGTGCTTCTTGGTGGTCTGCTTGTAGAGTTACATTTTGTTCGTCTAGGGCGCTACGGATGACTTCTTTCATTTCCTGTGCAAAAAGCGCTACGCTAATAAAGCTACCGTAAGTGGCTGCACGTTCGTTAAGAATTGCGTCTACCTCACCGACTTCCGGCTCAGACATGCACTCTCTGGTGCAGGGCATACCAAGTGCTGCTTCCGCGTCTGCCTCTGCCTCTGTCCTCCAGTCTTCAATCATCTCTTTGATCTTGTCGGTGTGCTCTGAGGCAGTGTGTCGCACCGTATCCACCACTTCCCCTACACCTTCTGCCAACTTCTTCTTTAGTAGATGCACGTAGCTTAGGCTTACCCCAAGCTGTTCCTGTATTTCCTTAGCAGAATAACCTTTTCGTAGCAGTTTCAAAACTGCCGCTGCTTTAGTCATTTTCAATTCCATGTCATTTGCTCCTTACTTTAGATTACCGCCCGATTTCAAAATGTCCCCGTTGTAAACGTAAGTCCCAACGTGATCCAATTTCACGAAGGGGTGGGCGTATATCTTCCCCCCGTGCTTGCGAAACAGTTCGCAGAAGTGGTAGTCTTCCGACAGCAGCGCACCGCTCTCGTCAATGCTCGTGGCAAAGTACTCGTGTGTCAGTGGCTTATCATACTCACCGTCTGGCTTAATATATGAGGACGTCCGGTATGTCGGTACGTGAGGCGCAAGATGATCGAACACACCCCGCTTGATTAGCATGAAGCCTGTGCCCCCATGCCGTATTTCGATTGTACCGCGCTCGTCAGTCTCAGCGTGTCCCCCACCCACCATGTTGAACACAAAGGCACCGCCGTGATCTTCTATATCTTCTTTGCCAGCGGCTACTGCGCGTTTGATGCTATCCCAGTTTACTTCTTTCTTGGGGTAGATACCACATACGATATCATCATCCACGCCCAGCAGGTGTGCGATAGCCTGTCCGTCAAAGCCAATGTCAGCGTCGATGAACATTAGGT